ACTTGAAGTGCTTATCCTCAAGTGTGAGGTAACGTATCTGGCCAGTCTGGATATAACCGCTAGAGCAAAGCGCACCGCTAGAGTTGCTGTTCTTTGGATCTGTCTGAATGTAAATGCCCTGACCGTTGATGGCAAACATCAAGCGGTTGCTTTTTCCATAGACAGATACGCTAGTAGTTGTAGCAGTTGATCGAACACCATTGACCAATGGTGGGCGAAGGTTGCTGGCATAAGCAACTTGGTTAGGCGCAATTTCTTTGCCAATATCAATCTTAATTAAGCCAGATGAAAATGTGCCATCACCATTGTCGATGTAATTGGTAATGGTGCAATAGGCATAGCGGTCATTGAAAGCTATGTCATAGACGTAACCATCGGTTCCCGATGGGGAAAGGTAATTACCAATAGCAGGGTTGTAACCCTGCGTCACCAAAGTGAATGGACCGTAGGTTACATAACCAGAAGATACAAAGCCTGATGTATCAATGGTGCCTAGACGGATACCTTTGTTGGTACCGAAGACCATGTACTTGCCAACGTATGCACCAAGGGCAAGGATAATCTCACCCTTTGGCATATCAGCAGCAGTCAGCGCCTTGTTGAGTAATGGCACAGCACCAGTTGTATCAAGGGAAAGGCGATACACGCTGGATGAATCTGAGCAATAGCCGGATACATAGATCGCATTTGGGCCTTCACAAATGCCAGTCCACACCCATGATGGGTTGGTGTGGGCATAAATCGGGGTTGAGTTGTTATTGGCAAGAGTGATCGTACCGGTGGCAGAAGCGTTAAATACTACGTTAGCGTTCTGGATATTAAGTGCCACGTGGGTGTTATCTCGAACGTCGATAACCTGCCATGTGCCGTTATATGGTGAACCTACTGAAGCTACAGTTACAAGGGAGCCAATGCTGAAATTGTGTGGCGCAGAAGTAGTCAACTCAGCCACGTTGCTGTTGTAGCTATTGTTGTTGGCTGTGTATGCGCCAAGGATGGTGGCGCTTACATTGAAACTGACAATAGGCACAATCTCAAACAGGTAGTTGTTAATGCCGGCAATCAAGCGCTGCTTGACCCAGTTCAACTTAACCTTAGTAACGCTTCCCGTGTTGGTTGTTGGGATAGTAAAAATTGATGTGCCGCTAATCGATAAGGTCAGCGGACCTTTATAGATGTTGGTTGCTGTGGCTACATAATAGTTGCTGCCATCTACTGCTATGTCAAGGATCGTTGTCGATCCGCCCCATGTGACAGTAATGTTAGAACCACCTTGAACCTTCTTGGTCAAGGTTGTGCCATCGGCAATAAGGGCAAAATCATTGGTGCCGTCGTTGCCACCTTTGACAATCAAGCCGTTGCTTGATGAAGAATAAAGCAACTCTGTATCAGGGAGCAGATCCACGCGGCCAAGGTTAAATACCTCAACACCGGCAGACTTGTTAAAACGAAGGTTGACTGTGTCACCTTCTACTGGCTCTTCATAGCGAATACCAGCTCCATAATGGAATGAGGACTGGGAGCGTAGCCACCATCCTGTAAGGGTTTGCTCGCCCGGTTCTTTCTGTTGATCGATCTGCTGCTTGCGATACTGCGCAGTTTCGCGCTTGTAAGGGTACTTATCGTTGACCGCAAAGAAGAATGGCAAGCCACCAATGGCGCAATCATAGGTATTTGAAGTATTAACAAACGTGTTACCAACGGTATTTGGCTGACCTACTGGATCAACTGGACGTTCAGCAATATGCTTAATACCGTTGTATGTCACATCTACTCCTTATGTTAAGAGGTTCACCAACGTTCTTGTACGCCCGTGAGCCAATTGTGTATATACCTGCGTGGTTGCGACACTTGAATGTCGCATAAGTTCTTTAACGGCGATCAAATCGCCACCGCTTTTTTCAAGCATTGTGGTGGCAAAGTAATGCCTCAAGCTATGGAAATGCTTAGCCTCTGGGCCAAGGATGCGACGCATCTCATTGGCCGCTTTTTTAGAAAAGCCATTGGGGTCAATCTGCCAAAGCCTGTCCAAAGTGTTATGTGATTTAATCATGTCAGCCACTACAGGGCTGATGGGTATAACAAGATCGGTATTGCCTTTGCCTATGACGTTCAGCATTGGGCCTTCATCTGTATCGACAAGATCAGCGCCACGAATTTTGGCTGCTTCCATGGCCCGCAGGCCTGCCATTCCGCCTAGGATAAACCAGTCCCTATAGGGCTGCTGAGCCTCTGCCAGCAACTTGGCATACTCAGCCTTGGTAACAGGCTTAGGAACGCCCCTACCGGCTTTTACGTCCGGTAAATCCATTGATGGATTATTGCCATTGATCAGATCAAGTTTATTAAGATGTTTATAGATTGAGCGCAAGCGAGAAACATAGTTGGCCTTGGTGGACTGCTTGGTAGCAGCCAACACAATTTTCTCTAAATCTTCTCGCTTGGCCAATGCAGGATGTACGCCGATCCGGCGTATGATCTGCCAGTCTGTCCTTATGACATAAGGGCTAAAGCCCGATGAGTCATACCGGTTTTTGAGCTGGCGGTATATCTCGTCCATTGGAACAAGATCAATATCGTCCATGGACATACCCCACCCCAATGCCACATATAAAGCTAATGATAGCTATTGCCATGTGGCAAGTGTAGCAGGTCTAACTTGCAGGCAACTGTTACGCCGTTGGAGCTGCCGGAGCGTTTCCTATGCCAACGAAGTTGGATGGGAGTGTGCTTGCTGCTTGCATAGCATCATAAGCAAACTTATAACCTGACCAAGTAGTGCCATCGTCATTTACAACGCTGACCATATCTTCGCCTTCAAGATTTTTATATGGGGTTACTGTTGCCATTACAACTCACATCCTGTAAATAAAATCGTTGCGCTAATAAGGGTTAGCCAGTCCGCTTGACCAACTGCAATCGTAGGGCTTCCTGCAGTTGTTGTAACGCCAATCTGAGCGCCATCAACGCTTGCGCTGCTAAAAGTAATTGCCGTTGGAGTTCCATTGACAAGTCCTGCGCTTGTCAAATAGTAATTAGACAAAGTAGGAGATGGCGTAATACCAGTTGGCGCAACTCTTGCAGTCACAGGAAAGGTTGGATAAACATAAGACTGGGTTGTGCTACTTGCAACTCCTAAAACTTTTGTTCCAATGTTCAAAACTGGCAAGTACCTCTGACAAGCGGCTAACTCCCCCTGAAGTGTTCCACCGCTACGGCGGAAGGCGGGAGCAGTTGTGGAGTTGTAAGAACCAAGGTCAAGTTGAACGCCAGTGATGTAGAAACTATCATCCGCGCCAGCAGTTCCCGAAGTAGTAGAATTGAAATAAGTTGCAAATTCGGTTGCATTTGATGGCAAAGTAGCAGTTCCTGTAACTCTAGTCCAAGTTGTATTAGCGGCAAAAGTTCCAGACAATAAAGTGGTATTACCAGTGTAAGTGGTCAATATATTTTCATCAGTTCCAGTGCCATAATTGAAATACCAATTTACGCCTGACCCAGAATAATTTGCACCAGTTTTGATGTAAAATGAGAATGTGATAACTTTTCCTGCATACAAAATGGCATTTGATGTTTCAACAGAATTGCCCAAATAAACAGCAGGAGTTGTAGTTGTTCCAGCGGTTCTTTGGAAACGCATAGCATATCTAAACCCAGTCAAATTAGCAGCGACTTGGCTGACAGTGCAAGTGGTTGCGACAGTGCAGTTATATGCCCATCGGTCTAATGTGTAAATAACTCCAGCATTAGCGGCAATGCTAGTTCCTCTTTGCGCTATGTCTGCCGCACCATTTATGAATGGATTGACTAAAGTGCTTGGAGTAGTCCAAGACATTCCTGTGCTGGCAGAAGAGTTTGCAACGAGTGTTGAGCCGTCAGCTCCTACTGTGGGCAGATAACCCCCATTATATTTAATTGACATATTATGACAACTCGCTTCCGAAGGCTTGGAATGTAAGAGCGCTTGCTGTTGCTGTGTTAATAGTGATCACATCCGTTGTAGCCAAGGTAATACCATTGGTGTAAGTAACGGTGCTGTAAGCAGGGACTGACTGTGTATAAACCAAAGCATTGCTGGCAGCGGCTGACGCTCCGGCTTTGCGGATATAAACCGTAGCGTTAGCTGCGGTGGCAGTCGTATTGGTAATAGAGATTGTTGACACAATAGCCGATGTTGCAGATGGTACTGTGTACAAGTCAGCGTTGGATGTATTCGCAGGAGCCGACTGTCCTAAGATTTTGTATGCTGTTGCCATTTGGTTATGCTCCCATGTTTAGAAATGATGTCACGTTAGAGACATCCGTTGCTGATGATTGTGTTGCTAGTACCGACGTATCGGTAATTCCATGTACTGAGGTAGTTGCTGCGTAATGGTTCTGAGCATCGGTCAGATCCTGAGCAGTAATGACGTGGCGCACTACTGCGCCAACTGCGTGGTTTTGAGCAGTGGTTCCATTGTAGGCACGGGTAACAGTAAGGGTTAACCCAGAAGCGCCGGTAACAGAAACTAGCTCTTCCGCAGATTGATTGTAATCAACTGCAAGTATGAAAGGATACTGGGTTGGATAGCCAGTGGTGGCCGACACAGTCATGGTCGTAGCCGACGTTGTCATTGTGCTTGTCAGCGCAGTATCCTGCGCTGTGGCTGAGTAGTATCTTGTCATTTATCTACCTATCGGCTGTAGTGAGTGCGTGGTGGGTATTGTTCTGCTTGACGTGCCATTTCCACCGCAAGGCGTTGCTGGTACATCTGGTAAAAATAACGGCTCATATTGGTTGCTGTGCCAACCGGGTTGCTTTGATCCATGGATCCTGCTTCGGCAGAGGATGCTGGAACGCGACCCATATCAACATAAGCCGCTGAGCGGTATGCCGCTCCGAGAATGATTACTTCTCGGGCTGAGTCTGGCAAGCCAGTAGTCGTAAAGTCATCTGTGTCATATTGAAGCTGCGTAGGCTTTTTAGTATAAACAACCTGCACTGTGCGACCCGGAATAATTCCATCGGAGATAGAAATTGTCTTTCCGCTGTTCCATGCTATTGGGTTAGCAGTACGGTCAATGCGGTAATGGCGCACTGGTAGCCATTCCAAAGATGGGCCGATGGTCTGCCAAGAAACTGCTAGCGCATCAATTGCCTCAGATGGAAGCTGATAGGTTGTGCGTGAAGCGATAAATGGGAATGTGGTGTAATACACGCCAAAGAGGCTTGGGTAGATAGCGTCAATTGCTTCGTTAATATCCTTGCGGATCATAGCCCGTGGGAATGAAGGCGAAACAGTTACGCGAACACCAGCGCTGTGAGGTACGGCAGTTGTATCTCTAAAGCCACGGCCATACGGCGGAATGGTTGCAGTGTTTGTTGTGCGGTCAAATGAATCAACCCAGATCAACTCTTCGTCAATTTCGACAATACCGCGAGTAAGGACTGTGCCATCAGCAACTGTAAAAGTTGTATCCGTAGCCCCCATCGGGGTTATAAGAAATGTAGCCTGATCCTGACGAGAGGTATAGCCGGTAAGGGCTAAAGCCGTTTCATCGATAAGTTCTGAAAAAAGTGTCACGATGTAATCCTCGATGCTGCTGCCGCTTCGCCATACCCGGTCACGCCAGCAAGAGCGTTAAGAACGCCGGGAGTATCTAGGTAGAAATTCTTACCACCATTGCGGTATGCGTAGATAGCATTGAGCGCATCGATAGTACGAGTGTAAGGCTTGCCTGTTACGTTAAATGCCCACTTGGATGCGGCACCGGCAATATCAAGCTGTGGCACTGAATTAGTGATGGTTCCTGCCAAACGGTTCAAATGATAAACTACTGTCCTACCATCATCTATTGCCATTTACTTGCCTTTCGCTGGATGGGTTTTATGCCACTTCTTAACCGCAGCCACGCCAGCGGCAACGGTCTTTACATCTGCTTTTTTAGTCAGATCAATTTTCTTGAATGTTGTCTTCTTTGAATTGGGATGATTGACAATTACATCCCCATTACTGGCGCGTGTGACAACATGCTTCTGGCCACCAATGGTGACCGAATCAGATACAGCCTGCTTTTTAGCGCCGGTCTGCTTTACTTTGCCGGCCAAGTTACTGTACCGCCAACGCCCTTGTATCCACCCTTTGGGTCGATGTTTGGCTTGCCGTTTAGTTCGTCAGTTGAAACGCTGACTGCGTTGTTGTTGCATCCACATGACATGCACATATTACTTACCACCCTTTTTCTTAGGCATTGCTACCTTCTTGAGATTTGGATTTGCCTTCTTTGCTTCTGGGCTTGCCTTGCGTGTTGAAGATGCAAGGATCGCTCCTGCGCTCTCCATTGATACGCCAGACTTTTTAGCAATCGACTTTTGGGCGGCCTTAAAGCCCATGCCCTTTTTTGCTGCTGCCATTAGATTACTCCCACTTCTTTCATTACCTTGGCCTTGTGCTTGGTAATCTGCTTTGCGGCAGGCATTGTGCCTGCATCAAAGGCTACGCCTAGCGTGTCGCTAGCTGCCTTTGCTTCATTAACTGCCCGCATAGTTGTGCCTGCTGGCTGAATACCTTGTGACCGAGCAGCCGCATACGCATCTAATTCAGCGTTCCAACTTCTCTTGTTCATTGTCTTGTTGCCTGCTGCATCACCGGCATTGGTATGGATGTTTGCATCCTGCAAGCAATCGATATATGTTTCGTGGTTCTTTTCTAAACAACCAGAACGGCAGTTATCTCCGAGTGCCATGTTTCTCCTTGGCTTGTCTAAAGAATTTCAAATTGCGTAAGACTCGATCATTTTCTTCGCCATTGGCTTTGCTAGCGGCAACGGCAAAGGTAATTGCTTCATCTATAAAACCTAGTTCCCACGAGGCGATGCTTGCCAGATCGTAGGCTTTCCAGTTCCAAACAGAAGCGTCATAACAATGATGAACGCTACGCGGACACTCGATGGCTTTGATAGAAGCATCTAAGCATTGCTGCCAACGTTTGTTGCGATAAGCATCTAGGGCTACTGAGAACCAAGGCTCACCCTCAGTAGGAAGGATCTGCACTCCGCGATCAACCCATTTGGTTGACTCTTCGGCTTTGCCAAGATAATGCGCAGCTTCTGCTGCCCACCGACAGGTGGCAGCCTCTTCAACATTCCATCCGCCAAGTTCCATGCGAGCGTTGGCTGCGGTAAGTACATCTTCCCAGCGACGGTAAAAGTAATACTCGCGAACCATATAAGTCCACGCACGTGGATCTGTTGGAAACTCTTTAACACACATCTCAAGCATGGGCAGATACTGCCCGCGAGATTTGTTTTCATCTGGCTTGTGGCTGATGATCGCGTTATTAATAGTGCAATACTTTGGCGTTCCTTCGCCATAGTAAATGGCTACTTCGTGAATTGGATATTTCCAGTACCACCCATGGCGGGAATGGATCTTATCTTTCTGCCATTTGCTGCCAGTATCAAATGTTACCCAGCCAGCCTGCGCCGTTGGATCCCACTGCTTGCGCAGTTCCTTAAAAAAGTTCTTGTGGATAACTTCGTCCATATCCACAAAGACACAAACATCTACGTCCGCTGGTATGAGCGCAAGAGACGCGTTCCGCGCCACATCAAAACGCCAAGGCCTAACACTAATATCGTGAACAGTAACACCCAATTCGCGTAGCTTTTCTTGTGTGCCATCAGTTGATCCTGTATCTGCTACTATCCGGTAATCAGCGCCTTCGGCGGCCTTTGCCCACCTTTCGGCATGGAGAATTTCATTTAGCGCAATAGCGTAAACGGCAATCTTCATTCGTTGCTATTGTATCACATTCCGCCAAGCATGAGTATATCCCAAAGGTTTGCCGCGCCTGTTGCGCCAGTGTTACCTGTCAAACCAGTTGCTCCTGTATT